TAATGAAGGTTGATAATTCGTTGACACAATCATAATCCTCTACAATAAGCTTATTATCCTCAATCAATTGTTTGAGATTTGAACACCCAATCTTCTTCACAGCTTTAGTTGTTCTTACCCCCAATTGCGCTCGACCCCCTGAGAAGCCCGCTCCAAGCACTTGGCCTGCTCTGCCACGCATGGAAGCCATAACTAGGTTGTCATACTCCAAATCAAACTGTAAAGTATTTGCAACCTGTTCACCTATGTCATTTACCTCAACCATTACATATGCGTTGTTATATGCCTTTGCAACTTCATGAATCTTGGTAGGAAACAATAATGGTTTTATCTCGTTGTCTCTAAACTTTGCAACAAGCTTATACGGTATTTCTGTAACATCAAATACTATAAATGCAGAATAATCATTTGCAGTTCCCCTAGAAACATCAGCAGTCAACATATATGTACGGTCTTCTTCTGGCCTAGTATGAATGTCTATTCCAACATTTGAATGAATAGGTGTTCTGTATGTAAGTTGTTTTAGTTTCATAGAACTTATTAGAGTATCAATAGACCCTAGAAACTCACATTCAAACTCTGAATTGAATTGTGATTGAGAGGTGTTTCGTATTGTCTCTTCTTTCCAAACTTCATCTCTGCCCGGAACCTCGCTCCAATGAACCTCTACAGGAATATAATTATTTCTTTTTTCTTGTGCATCTACCCATATCTTATAGAACATATTCATACCATGAGGGGTAGAAACAATAATAACTTTTGTGCTTTGACCAGATGTAATTGTAGGATAAACAGATGCAAAGAATTGTTCTGCAACATTGGAAGGAACGAAAGCAAACTCATCAAGGAAAATAATGTTATATGAACCACCACGAATAGCACTTGAAGAAGTGGCCGCTGCTATAATTTTACTGCCGTTCTCTAGTTCTATATTACCTTTGTTCCAAGCTACAACACCTTGCTGCATCCATTTGGGGAGGTTTTCATATGCGAGTTGCAGTCTACTTAGAATGTCTCTTGCAGTTGAAGATTTGTTTGCAAGAACAGCGATATTTACATTTTGATTGAAAAGTGCGTAATGTAAAAGGTAGCTGATGATGGTAGTAGATTTACCAGACTGTCTAGGTAGTTTGAAGATACTAAACCTCTGGTCATGCATAGTTTCAACCATACTTCTTTGGAAATCATACATCTCAAAAGGAACAAGTCCCTCATCTAGTGAAACAATCTGTACATAGTTCTCAATAAAGTATGTTGGCGATTTAGCACATTTATGATATTCTTTGATATTATCTTTCGTAAACTCAACAGCAGTATTTGCTTTCTTGAGATTGGGGTTACCCAAATATTGATTTTGGTCAGTCATTATACTTCTTCATCCAATGTCACTTCTCTTGTAATACCGTTGGCTGCATTTATAGTATTTCTTCTAGTGGATTCGGCTGAAATAGTTGAATCTGAAAGCATTTCGTTTTTAGATGCTTCATCTCTGAATATAGAAGTGTATGTTAATACTAAACCATCATCACTTGAAGTAATAGAAAATGATGTTCTTTTTCCAGTATCATCATAATTTGTTGTCATATAGCTTACCACCTCGGCGCTCATGCTTTCAAAGTTAGTATCAGTATTTGGTATTGTGCGAACTTGAACTCTTCTCCATGCCATAACTATTTCCTATCTATTGTTTATTATTTAGTTTAATATCATTCATTACATCATCAGGAATATCATCTTTATTATACCAATATCTGCCATCATCAAGAACGAGTTTTAATTTGTCATCACCAAGTTTAGTTCGTATATGTGGATATGCATTAATATTATTTAGTGGAACCAATGATTTTACTTTTTCTTTGTTATCTCTATAATCAGCATCCTTAGTAAATTTGTATATGAAGTCTTTTAATTCATACTTGTAGCTCAACCATGTGCCTTTATGTTTATTATCTCTATTTGTAATAGACCAAATTTGCAAATTTTTTCCATTTGCAAAATCATTTTGTGATTTGAAATTTGGTGAATTTAAATAACTGAAAGGATAACAATATACCAACCAATGCCACTTCAGAGAGAAATTTAACCACCAATATAGATCATATACAGTTTTAATTTCATATGGAGATTCTAAAACATGAGAATCGAGAAATGTCATCATTTTAAGTCTTTTAAGTTTATCTCTATTGGCAGATAAATCTTTAGAAGCAAGATTATCACCAGAAATAGCCCATACAATATCCCAATCATCTATAGAATACCAATGTTCGTCAAGTGCTTCGGGTCTACGTTTTATCACAGAACTACCAAATAAACAATCAATATTGTTTCCATGAACAAACATAGTTGTATCATCATCAAAACATCTAAACAAATCATATTCACTAACTTGGTCAAGTGTGATTACATCATCACCCCATTTACACATTTTATCATATAACCAAGGATATTCTTCAACAGCATGTTTAGTAAATCGTATTATTAATTTTTGACTTTGTGTTTTTGTTTCTAAGAAACTGAACAGAACAACAGTGCTATCCATACCGCCGCTCCAAAACAAAGTAATGGGTTTACCCATAGATTTTTTCCAGAGTTCCACACCACGACTCATACAAGCATCATAGAATGATATGGAAGTTCTACTGTCTGGTATTTTATCATATGATATGTTTAGTATGTTAGACTTACCAGACCTATCAACAGGAACTGGGCTTCTAACCATTCTGCTTGCAAGTTCCAAGCCTTCATCATAACATGTTCCCATAGTGCTTGGATTATAATATACTACTTTTGCCATCAATTACTTCTTTTAAACTCATATAATGTTATGAATCTGGTTGAGTCTCTTTTTTGATTCTCTAACTTATAATCAATATATTCTTTTGATAAATCTAACTTTTCCACTATCACATTTATGCCCCGTGTCAATCTTGCTTTCCAACTATGGTCATTTGACCAATCAATTGCAGATAAACTAGAATAATCTCCAGTATCATCTAAAAATTCCCAACCAGATAATTTTGGCCTGAAAGGAAAGTCTAACTTTGTGTATATCAAATTTTTTGCTTCCATTTTAGATAGATATTGAAGTTCTGGTGTTGTTCTATGAATGTGTTCATAGTATTGAAATATATAATTATAATAATAATCGAATAAAATTTGATTTTCAAGTTTTATTCCATAGCTTAATGCTAATCCAGGCTTTTTAAATATTCCCTTACATTTGTTATTAATATTTTCAAAAACAAGTTTTCCATCACCAAGAATTGGAATACCATCCCCTTTGTATCGTCTAATTCCTTCCAATAAAAACATAGTTCCCGTTCCTGTTGGTGTATTAAAATAATCTTGTTCTAATAAAAAATCTCTCAAACTATTTTTATCAAATTCAAGATCAATAATTTTAAGATTAATATTATGTTTTTTGCAAAATTGTGTTGCAAAGAAATAATCTTGTTGATTATAATAATTACAAAAACTTAAACGTATATAAACATATTCAACTTCAAGTTCTGCAAGAATAAAACCAAGAGCAATTGCTTGAGAGTCTATACCACCAGATAAAAACACCGTTGGTTTAACATCATTGTATATAGCTTTAGCTTGCCTGATTAGCGCATCTTGAAACGTAGTGGGAATAAAATCTTTATTAGGATATTCATTAATAGTTAGGTCTTTATAATCGTATGTAATCCAATCATTATGGAACATCAAAGTATTCCTCATAATTTAATAAATCTTTTATTGTGAAATATTTGCCGTTTGATAATTTTACTTTAGTTCTTTTAATAGGAAATTTTTCTAAAGTAGTAGCAGTTTCTCTAACCATTTCAGCTTCTTTTTGGTTTGATGACCTCCAACCATTCCTAAATGTTGAAAATTTATAAAAGATTTCAAACATTCTTGGATAACATTGTAAATATATCATCCATTTATCCATAAATTTATTTGTATTTCTAGGATGTAAAGGATCATATGATCCCGGAAGTTTTTCAAATGGTTCAATATCAACTAACCTTTTTTTAATTTTAAATGGAGAAATTAAACATGAAAATACTTTATTATCCCAACACAATACTTCTACAGTGTTAGAATCAGAATCATAATGTGTTACTTGATAAAGAGAAATTAACCAATTTTCAGACCAACGGTTTAAATTCACTTCATCTTTTGGAACATATTTCCAGTGATGTTTGCTAAACGTAGCTGGATCATTGAATGATTCATTAGATTTATATGGATAACCAAGTGGATAACCAAGTGAGGTGCCTGTATTGCTAACTGTAAGAACTGTGCTGTCTTGAATAGAAGCCACATAATCTTGAATAAGACAAATATATGGGTCTTCGCCTGTCATTGATTGGTGACGGTCAACATATTTAAGAGCATAATCCATTAGTTTTTTATTAAACGCATTATCAATTATAAATTCACACATTCTAGGTTCAAATCCTAAAGAATTTGCAAATCTAGTTGCTCTTTCTGAATCTAGTTGAGGTTTTCCATCAAGAATAAAAATACCTTGCCATATTTCAATTGTATTTTTAGTTATTTTTCCTTCACTTATCAAATCATGAATGCAACACAATACAAAACCACTATCTGAACCACCGCTATAAGCTAAAGAAACCTTACCATAACTATCAATAATTTCTAGAATTGCTCGTTTGGTTTCTTCTTTTAATTTGAAAGGATTTTCAGTAATCCATAAGGGGTAATTAAGTGTAATCTCAAATTCACCTTCAAATTTTGGAGTTAATAAATCATTCATAATTTTTTTATTTCATAAATTAAAAATATAAGATTACCCACAATACTTAAATATATAAAAATATCCAATGCATTTAAAAAAGCAAAAGGTATTATGAAGAAAGAAGGCAAACAACCATTTTCTACAGTAAACCAAGTATCTTTAAAGCTAGAACGTGATCTAGCGTGAGAATACCCACATGCCGAAAATCTAGCGTGAGAATAAACTTTAATGATTACTGCTAAAGAAATAATAAACAAAGGAAATTGAACTGGAATGGAAATATACAATAAAATCCATGTAATAACACCAACCATAGAATCAAAATATCTTCCATAATCTGTTACCGTATTGGAAATTCTGGCATAATTACCATCCAAATAATCTAGAGCCCTACCTGTATACCACAAAAAAGCAGCCAACAAGATATGAGTATCAAAGTAAAAAAATGCAACTAAAGGGAAAGCTAAACTTAATACCGAGATAAAATCTGCTGTGATTGGAACTTTCCAATCCCATAATTTTTTTGTTATAAACTTACCAACATCATCATGATATGACATAATATATTATTTCTCCTTCAACATTTTCTGCAATTCAGCAGTACTCCCAATAAAGAGTGCATTTGTCACACTCTTTGGTGCGTTGTTAGGCACCTCTTTTAGTCTTCTCATTTTCTCTTGTAAGTCACCAAGTTTTTCAGTAACCTCTGCAACCTGTTTAATAAGGTTTCCGGCAACTTCGTATGCCCGTGGATGGTCCGATTCTTTGGCGAGTTCCAGTATTCCTTCCACTGCATCCGTTCCTCTTTCGACCAAATTGTAAAAGTTTTGTCGTTGGTATTCATAATCTCTCTCCACATGATCAGTATTAGCATCACCCCAATCCTCTTGGGGTAAGGGTGTTACTTCTTGTTTAATAATTTTTTTAGGAAGACTTTCTACCACACCTAAAGCTTTATCAATTTCATCATTCATCGTTACAATGCCTTTTACATATACTAGGAGCTTGTTCTGGATTATTTATTAGTGTATCAAACCAAGATTGCCATTCTTCTCCTTCAACGATATCCTCAATTCTTTTTACATTACTAACCTTCATACTGTCCTTATAGAACCGAGATATCTCTTTTTCTTCTTCTTCAGAACGAGTTCTTTGTAAACCACAACATGGTAATAGATGACCTGTGGCACAAAAAAACACATCTTGACCATCAACATTATTTCTTAGGCAGCGAGGATTAAGTGCCATTTAATCTCTGCTGTTTATTATCATTTCCAAGCCAATTTCCAATATATTCATCACTGGGCTTGAATAAAAGTTTATCCCACATCTCATCTTTCCACTCACCATATCTATATGACTCATGCCACCTACTTGACTTTACTAATTTAAATGTTATATTATGATCTGCTGCAAGAGATTTTGCTTCCTCTATGTCATTTTCATTATATTTAAATACAATATATTTCCATACAGGAGTTAATCCACAGTTTATTGCAAGTTTCATCATATCAAATAAATGTTCACCATCTTGATTTATCCTATACTTATGACTGTCTTTTGGAAGACCATCAATCCCAAAAATCCACTTTGCATTAACATTAGCCTTAAATGCTTCCATATACCAAGTTGGAGTTTTATGTGATGCGGCCGTATGTAAAACAGTTTTTTTATTATTTTTATAAGTTAGTTTAAGAAAATCTATTAGATTGACAGCAAAAATAGGATCAGAAATGTTCCCTATAAAATGTATGCTATCATAATATTTCATCACCTTTTCAAAGTCAGACATCGACATATCACCACCTAAAAATGGTAGATTGTTTGACAGTAAATATTTTCTTTCGCACTTTGGACATTCTAGGGTGCATCTAATAGAGGTTTCTATATTAATAGCTTTACGGGTATCTATCATATTTCTTCTACTATACCAAGAGCTTTATCAATTGTATTACTCATCTTCACCTGTCACTGGGTTAAAGGTTTTCGCATCCGTAAAGAAAGATGATACTTCATTGAATCCAAAATCATCATCTGCATCAGCACTAACTGGGTCTGGTGTAACTGTATATCGCTGTTCTCTTGCTGGTGATTTGTCAGGAAGGTCAAGGTATTGGTCAACTTGAACAGTTTTAATAACACCACTGGATGTAACAGGGCCATACAAATAAAATTTAGCAGTAAAATCTAGTGTGTAAATAATAGCTCTTCTAGCTTCAAACTCACCTTGATAATTATCTTCATAGTTGATACCATTTAAAACAATGGGAATATCTCTTTTAATTGACATATCAGGAATGTCATTTATTGTTATTGTATAATCAGGTTGAAAGAAAGGTAAAATTTGTTCCACAATTTGTAGTGCATCATCTGATTGTTTTGCTAAAATATATAGTTGTATAGAAAGGTTGTATGGCACTGGCATAAATTGTGTATCAATTGTTTTCGTATTATTTCCCGTGTTTTTTTTCTTAAACTTCTGAACCCTATTTAATTTTCTAGCTGGATCATAAGAAAGATTTTGTATTTCAAACCCAATACGAGGTAAAGTTAAAGCTACTTTACTTGAAAGGTCTGCATCTGCCCTGAGACGCACTAAAAACTTTTCTCTTGGGCCATATGCAAGAGGAACTTTCATAGACTGAGCAATATTACCAGAACTATCTTTGCGAACTAGTTGTATATTATTAAATGTTGTACCGAATCCTACGATTACTTTGCGTATAGTTTCGTGATAAAACTGCTGCCCTAACATCGTATATTATCCCCCTACATCACCAAACGGATTTTTCTCACTGAAGTCTAGAACCGAATTTTCAGCAGTTGCTGAAATTGACCCATCTTCTGTTTCAAATAACTCATTTTGCGCCTGATTATCTACATTATTTTCTGTCGTACCGTCACCTAATATATATGTTTCTTGTAACAGGAACTCTCCTGTCTCTGAAAGAACAACACCAGCAGATGTTGTCATGTCACTAGTTTCTAGTGCCACTATTTCGTCACCATCTGTATCATCAGCATTTTCATGCACAATTCTGCCAATCTCATCCTCTAGGAACAGTGCGTCAATTGAAGCAGAATCTTGTTCCATAGTGAATTGATGTGTTAGAGTATCAAGCGACAAGCTGTCTTCAATTGCATCAATAGCAGAAATATCTGTGTCCAATGCTTCAGAACTATATTCAAACAATCTACAACGCATTTTGTAAACTGGATTATTATCTAACTGAAAATATGGCTCATCATGATCAACAAAATTTATCTGAAATAACTTTGACAGAATAGGGTGAAAAATTAAATCACCTTCTAATGGTCGATCTGAATTTGTAGATGTTGCCTCTGAAATAATATAACCATCCTCAAAGGATGCTGAAGCTTCAACAGTGGCACTATCAAGAGTTCCATCTTCCAATAATATTGAACCATTAAGCGTATCAGTTCCAGATTCTATTGTGATCTGCTTAGTCAATTCTTGAAATCTAGTTTTAGAAACAACGAATGTTGCTTCACTCAAATTCTGTAAACCAAATTGACTCATCATTTCTTTTTCACCACCAAACCCACCTTCACTATTCTCCATATACATTTCAATTTTTGCTTGAGTGGTAAACTTAGCTAAACTGTCTACGCCAAGAATTTTATCTTCATTAACAAGAGTTCTATCAAGATAATGAACATCGTGGCCATGAATCTGTATTGCCTCAATAACTAAATTGCTATAAAGATTTTGTTCTGTAGCAATTGCTGAAACATTGCTTGTGTGAAATGCTGAATTGACCGCCATGAGTTAACCTATCTGATACATGGGGGGTAATTCAAAAGCTAGTTGTATTTGTTCTTCTAATCTTAGGATTTCCTCTTGAGCTTGACTGTATAAAGTTTCTCCATTCATTGTTACACCACCTAACATAGTGACGCCATTAAATTTGCTAAGATTTGCTCCCCACTGTCTTTTCAACAATGCTGTTGCATATCTTTTTAAATAAATATCATCAAATATATCTGTGTATATGGTAGGATCAAGTTTTCTAAAGCATTCTATTAAAATAAAATCCTCATCAGCCGTTACATCATTTGCCCAATCCATATCAATATATAAACGGTTCTGATGTTGGTTAAATCTTATGGGTGTTTCTCCAACCAAAATATGCTCTAGAAAATCTAAATGTTTCATCGTCATATCATAATGAAGTATTGACTGTGAAGAAAAATCATATAGATCGTTTAATCTTAATTGATAACGAACATCAAACATATTTGATGTTGAACCTTCATTGAAAGGGTATACTTGAATAACTGATATTACTGAATCTGGAACAGGAATCCAATTATTACCTTCTAACCAATCAGCAGTTACGGTGCTATCAATTTTGTCTGTAGCAGTTGCAGTGTCATTTGCTCTTGCTCTTGTCACTTCGGCACTTGTGATCAGATGCTTTAAGTACATTCTCTCAACACCATCATAGTGATATTGAGCGAAGTATTGCAATGCTTCATCTATACGATCATCTGCTTGATCATCAGATACATTAATATCAATAACACCAAATCCAAGATTTCTTAGACAGTATGATTTAAATGTTGCTTTTGTTGTTGGTATGGCCATTACTTATCTACCAATTGTTGCAAGAGATTTTTGATTTCATGCATCTCTGATTTTAAAGTATTTATCTCTCTGGTTGTGTTTCTAATCTGATCTCGTTGCTCTTCTTCTTGTTGTTGTTTTGCTTTAACATCATTTGCCCGACGAACTGCTTTCTCATATGCGCTTTTATTTCGATTTATAACAACGCCTGGAACATTA